ACATACGACGGCGGCTCAGGCTCAAAAATCCGACTCAGCGCGTCCGGCAGTGTGTGCATGACCCAATTGCCCGGCCCCGTATTGGCCAGCCAGCGTTGAAAACTGTCCTCGGCGTTGTCAATCGCGCGGCCGAGATTGCCCCACGAGTCGGCTTGCTCGTTGATCTTCGGCGTCGCGTCATCGGTCGCCCCGGCCACCTTGCCCATGTCGGATGCCGCGGTCTTCAGGTCCGCTGCCTTGATTGCCGGGCCGGCGTCTTCCCACTTCGTCTTGAACAACGCCAGCCCGACGTTGTTTTTGTCGACCGGGTCTTTCAGGTCCTTCAATGCAGTCAGCACCGCACCGAACGCATCGCGCGCACCAACACCACCAGCCGCAAACTTCTTGGTCATATCCTCGGCGTCGAAACCCATTGCCGTGAAAGCCTGCTTCGTCAGCTTCGAGCCATCCGCGACGCTGATCGACAGTTCCTTGAGTGAGTCCGATGCGACGTCGGTGTTGCGAATGCCGGCGTCGGACATCTGCTTCATCAAGCCGACCGCATCCTGAGCGGACAACCCCACCCCGTGCCACGCCGTGCTGTACTCCTCCAGCGTGTCCAGCAAGTCACCGCTGATGTCGAGCTGCTTCCCGGCCGCCGAGTTCAGCAGGTCCAAGACCTCTTTGTAATCCGCGGCCAGACCGTTACGAACGACGTTGCGCGACTTGGCTGCAATCTCGGTCGGGTCCTGCCCAGTGATCTTGCTCGTCGTGTCCATGCGTTCGGTGAACTTCGCCAGATCGGCATCGGACGACTTCGGGCTGATCAGGCCCGAACGAATCCCCGCCGTAACGGTTTTGAGGTTCTCCTCGACCGACCCGCCAAAACCCTTCGTCCAGGCATTGCCGGCCGCGGTGCCGATGTGCTCCATCGTCCCGTTGTCGACACCCAGACGCACCTGGAACAGATCACGCATTCGCAACTGCTCCATACCGGCAGCAATGTTGTCCGCCAGCACCTTTCCGCCAGCAAGACCAATGGCGGCCACACCCGCTATGGCGAGACCGATAGGCCCACCCGCGGTGCCGAGGCGCGCGAGCACAGCCGACCCGGCGAAACCCTCCATGAATCCGCCCGCGGCCTCACCACCGGCGCTACGCATGCCAGCCAGGGCGCCACGCAGACCGCCGACAGCCTGATGCCCGGCCTGATCCGCAGCCTCCCCATACTCGCGATATGCCGCCGTCGCCCGCTCAATCGCCTCAATCTCGGCCAAGCGCGCACGCTCTACACGCCGGCCCAGAGACTCGGCGTTCGCCGCACCCTTTTCCACCGCCGCCTGATGCTTACGCTCAGCCGCCGCGACCTTCTCGCTGGCGTCCTGCATCCCCAGATATGCCTTGCGGGCCTTGGTTTCCAACTCGTCGAAGCCCTGCCCAGCAGCAGCCGTGCCCTGAGTCAACTGCTGGCGCATCACCTTCGAGATGTCGCGGGCACCCTGCTCATACACACGCTGCGCCCGGGTCATCGTGGCAGTGGCGGCACGCTCATCAAGTTCCGGCTCGATCATCAAGACAATCGGGTCCACAGACCTACCTCGCTATCTGGGAGATTGAGTTCGGGTTGCGGTCCGGCGCAGGTCGACGCTCTGTTGGCCGTCGTGGCGCCGCCTTGCCCTGGAGAACGTCCGAGAAGACGTCGGGTTTGACGCCGGACCGCAAGTTTTCAGCTACGACGCGCTGACGACATCCAGCATGCGGAAAGCGTTGTCGTTCAGGCTGTCTGAACCAACCCGATACCAGGCAACCCAGCCGCGCTGACCAGTCGGCCGGCGGTTGGCCCCGAACAGATGCGGGATCAACTCGACAGTCATGCCCAAACGCCGAGCCACCACAAACTGGTTGAAATCGCCAAAGATCATGGCGTAGTTGTGGACCGCGCCCGAAGTGGTGATGGTGCCGTCCATTGCCTCGGCCTCGATGGCGCTACGGCCCAGCAGGCGCGGCGGACGATCCTCGTTGAGGTCCGTCCAGAAGCCGCCACCACCGGAGGTGTCGAACTGCCGAACCAGTGAGTACACCGAGTTGTTGGCCAGCCACGAGGCGCGGCGGCGCCACTTGGCCGGCAGGGCATCGCGGACCGCGTAGACATCCTTCAGGGCGAAGGTGTCGTCCGTGGCGGCGTTGACCACGACAGTCGGGCTCGATGCCGCCAGTGCGGTCACGATGCCCGTGGGCTGGCCGGAGCCGGAGCCCGTGATGAGAGTGATTGCCTCGAGGTCCTGCTGTCCCTCGGCGAACAGCTGCCCGACCGCCTCGGTCACGTTGGCCATGTCCTGCAGACCCTCGACCGAGATCGGGACGAAACCCTGCGCCTTGTAGATCGGGATGGACGGCTGCGCGAATGTCGGCGAATCATCGCTGACCTCAGTGCCTTCCGCATCCCACGACCACTGAATCGCCGACGACGACACGCCGTTCCACACGTCACCGGTGGCGACGACCTGCCGAGCGACCTGTGTGATCTCGGAGTAGCTGCCTGCGCTGGTGATGTTGAGAACGGGATCAACCTGGAAAGGCACGAGGTACCCGCCGGCACTGTCCGTGAGGGACATCGCCCGCCAACTCTCGGCGGCGTGCACCGCCTGCTGCTCTTCGGGCGAGAGCATGGCGTTCATCGGGTTCTTCGCCATCTTCGACCACGCCCGCACGTAGGCGGGGTTCGAGGTGATCAACACATGGCGGGCCAGGCGACCATCTTCGGCGTCATCGTCCTCGACCATTTTCGTCGCCGACTGGCGAATAGCGTCTGAAGCGCCGGGCATCTTCTCGACGGCCGACAGCGCGCGGGCTCGCAATTCGGTCGAGACCTGTTCGGGGTCACGGCCGAACGTCGTCATGTCCGACAACTGCCACGGGTCGCGGCCCCGAAATACCCCGGTGTCTCGGTGGTCGCGGATCGGGTCGCGGTCGTACGTGCCGCCGTCTCCGCGCTCAAGGCGCACCGTCCCGTTGTTGAGTCCGGAGCGCAGCCGGTCCAGGTCAGCGGCGTGCTGAGTGTTGAGGCCGCGCAGCGTCTCCTGCCCGCGTTCGATGAGGCCGGTCAGTTCGTCGAACCGCACGGCCGCAGCGCCCATCAGATCGTTGGTGCCGGCCTGGTCGAGAAGTTGGTGAGCTTCACGCCGGTAGCCGGCGATCTCCTGCTCAGTGCTGCGCATGTCGTGGGTAACGCTCATGGTCTTGCCTTTCGTCAGAGTTCAAGTAGGTGCAGCCGGCGGGCGGCAACCGCGTTGGGGATCAACATGTTTGACCGCACAGACGCGGTCGTGTCGGGGTACGCCGGCCACACAACCGGCCCGACCTCGGCGCACTTCACTTCCAGCAAGGTGCGTTGGAGCGGTAACCGCTCCGGTTCGGCGCCGTAAAGCAGCCGTGACAGTTCGTTCTCGGAACCGATTTTCTTGCCGTTGCGGTCGCGCCACTCGTCCCGAACCACCGAGAACCGGAAACTCATGCCGTTGATCGCCCCTGTCGAGATGGCCTCCCGGACAAGGTCAATCAGCATGTGTTCCCCGAGCCGCGCCTGCACGAACAGGCCCCGCTCGTCCTCGTGGATATCGCTGATGGCACCGATCGGTACCGACCCGATCAACGGGTGTTGCCCATGATCGAACTGGAACTTGGGGACCAGCTCAGTCAGAGACTTCCGGAACGCGCCGGGAGCCACCAGCTCGTCGAACGTGCCCTCCCAGGAGTCGATGCGGGTTGGAGAGTTGAATACCGCCCCATACCCCTCGAAGGTGCGGCCGTCATCCTCCCCGGCGCGAACCAGAGGGGTGAACGGCACCGAACGGCAGACATCGATGCGCGGGGGCAGCAGCCGTGTCACCACGACGCCACCCCGAGTTCCAGGTCCAGCAGGCGCAGCCGTCGTTCTGCGGTAGCCCGCGAAACCACGTGCCGCGGCGCCGAGTCGGCCTCGTCGAGCACTCGCACATCGACTAGGGCGGCCTCCGCGCGGACCAGCACATCGCCCTCGCGGCGATCTTGGACCGGACGAAATGCCAGAACCCCTTCAGCGCCAGCCGCAATGCGAGCCAGGGCCTCATCACCCTGCTGGCCCTCGGCGACGGGGAACGCGGCGAACAGTTCAGTCGCGGATTCTTCGAGCTTCGCCGCGGCGCCACCAATCGGCACCGCGCGGCCTTCCTGCCCGCTGAACAGTTTCACCTTGGCGCCCCGCTCAGCCAATGACCGGGCGAAGACGCCAGGAGCGAACCGCTCCACATACGGTGCCCCACTGCCGTCGCGCACGGTTCCATCGACACCGTAGGGAAGTGAGACGCCGACCAGTCGGCCATCCACTGCCAACCGGACGCTGCGTAAGAGAATCTGACTCATTGGTCACCACCAAGAATGCGCGAAAAATCAACCGGCGCATGGTGACCCGCGTATCCAGGGTGGCCCACTCCTGTGGACTCCCGGCGTTCGCGCGATACCGAGCTACATTCACGGTACAACCTGACTTGCCGAATCAGCAAGCACCATTGCCTATTCGTCAAAGTCATCAAGGCCGTGCTCACCGTCAATGAACGCCTGAATCTGCGACTGCAACCACTCGACGCCAACGGCGCCGCCGAGCTCGGGAAGGACCACCTCGTACAGGTCGAGCAGGGCCAGTAGCGTCTCCGTCGACCGGCCCTCGGCCGTAGCTTCGTTCATCACCACGGCGATGCCGTCGCGCGCCTGCTGCCCGTGAAAGTTCAGTATCTGCGCGGCCCGGATGACGTCCTTACCGGCCGGCTCAGTCGCAATCACCGCCGCCATCCCGGCAACCCACGGGGCCATCAGGTTGATGCTGCTGGCGGTGCGCAGCAGCCCGATAAGCGCCTGGTGCAGCAGCAGTACCGAGTTCAGCAGCTGTGGGCCACGATCCAGCTCGTTCGTTTCCTCGGCGATTGCCACCATCCCGGCTTTGTCACCGCGGCGGTGATGCAGCAGCAGCACGGCCGCGCGGCGGTAGTCGGCGCGGTCGGGGTTCTGGCCATTAGTAGTCATTTGAATATGTCCCTTTCTGAAATTGCGATATCTGTCGCACATGTGCGCATATGTGTTGCACGCTTAAGGACCTGGTGTTTGTGCAGGTCAGGCCGCATTTCTGTGGTTATCTGTCGCAGTTCCGTAACACGTTCCGTAACACCCCTTGCAGGTCGCGAATCAGGCTTGGCCACAACGTGATTGGACTCAGTCAGGGGGGTCAGAACCGCAGTTTCCGTAACGTGCACATACTTCGGGGGAGGGATTAGGATTTCGATTGGCAGTGCCACCTGGGGTTTCGTGGTTCTCGCGCGTGCCCTGCCCCCGGGGGGTCACGAGGCGTCCTCGGTGTCGGTTGCCTGGACGATGCGCCACACCCGTGCGGTGCGGCTGTCTCCGTGGGCGGGTACGGATTCGATTCGGGGTGACTGCCCGGCGGCGCGTCGGACGTTGTGCCAGGCGTGTCCCGCGGCTTCTCCGGCGGCCTTGGCATCGTCGGGGGTGATGGTGTCGCCGGTTTGCTGGTCGAGCCAGCGGTCGAGCCATTCGGGCACGCCTTCGTAGACGGGAGGTCGGTAGCCGCGCTGGATTGACCAGGTCGCGGTGCCGCCTTTCTTGTCGATGGTGTGTACGTCGGGGTGTGCGGATGCGGCAGCTCGGATGTTGCCCTTGCTGTAGCGCTGTGCCATGCCGGCCTCGATTGCAGCAAACGACGTGGTGGTTGTGTGGCCGGCTGCTTGCAGGTCTGCGATGTATGCGTTAAACCACTGAGAGCACGTGGGCTTCCGTGGCGGGGAGTCGTGCGACCTGCGGGAATCCAGCTCGGTCACGGTAGCGTCGGGTACACCGTGTACTTCGGGTACACGGTCATTGACCTGCTGTTTTTGGGGGTGTACCTCGGGTACACGTGTACCTTCACCGTCAAGCCCGTACCGCTCTTGGTTGCCGTCCTTGGTCACGGCAATCTC